CCTGGCCGCCCTGCATCGCGTGATACATCACCGGCTCTCCAAACCGGTTTTGCATGATCAGGTTCGCGTTCGCGTTGTTGGTCGACCAGCCGGACATTGGTTCAGCGGGAAATGGGGCGGTACCGGGTGACCGCCCCGACGTTTAGAACGTGGGATTCAGCCGCACCCGGACGGTCGGATCGGTGGTGGCGCCGCCGGGAGCGTTGTTCCCGTTCGGCTGAAGCAGGACAGCCACCCCGATCTTCTTGTTGGTGCCGGCGGTCGAAGTGGCCTGGTACGCGGTGTTGTTCCAGTACACGTAATCGCCCTCATTGAACGTGCTGGCGTCCTTCGCCAGATCGAACACGCCCTCGACCTGGATTTCCATGTTGTCGCCCTGGTTTTGATTGTTGACGGCGATCCCGAACAGATAGCCGGTGCCGGTGACCTCCACGCCACCACCGGAATTCACGGCATAGGGGGCGGTCACCGTCAGAGTCTTTCCTTGCTGGACGTAGTTGTTCATCGATGGTTTCTCCTGTTGGTGCCGGGCCGGAACCGGCCCGGCGTTGTTTGCGCTTTCGCCTGCCCGGCGCGCCTACTGGCCGGCGTTTTTCTGGAGACCGCGATAGTCGATGGCCGCGGCGCCGAAGTCCATGCGCGCCTTGATCTCGACACCGTCGATTTCGAACCCCTGCTTGGTCTCGATGTACACCCCCTGCTGCCCCTCGAGGTAGCAGTACTCAACCGTGTCCACCTGGGCCGGGTCCGCGATCAAATACCACGCAGCCTCGCTGTTCGCATCGAGACGCGGTTCCACCACGGGGATGAGGCCGCGCACCCACTCCGGAACGACTCCGCCCGGCGTAGCCGAGGCGATGTTGATCGGGTAGATGACCTGGAGCGTGTAAGTTTCGAGTGAGGTCGGCACCGCGATGAACCGCGGAATCAGGTTCAAGTGTGTGCCCTGAGGCCCCAGTTGCAACCGCATCGCCTGACGCCCGCTGCCCAGCGCCGCAAGAGCGCCGGTGCCGGCTGGAGTACCGTTGTTCACCGAGGGTACGAGGCTGCTGCCGCTGCCGGTCAGCAGGTTGTTGTGGCCGGCCGCGAACAGGGCGGTTGCGACCTTGTCGCCGGCATAGATCGCGGACGGGTTGTTGGTGATGATTCCCCAAACAGTGTCCGACTCGAGGCGCGCTGCGGCGACGCCCAGCAGTGCGGGGACGCGAGTGAACGCCTGGAGGTCATCGTTGATGATGACCTTGCGGGTCAGCGCCACAATCTCACCGAATGTATTCAGCGCATAGCTGATGTTGTTGTCGGTGAGTTGCGCCCGGTGATACTCGCCCTTTTCATTCAACTGCATCAAGGCTGGCGCGTCGGCCAGCATAACGCGGTTGATGGGCTTGAAGTCCTGCGCCGTGGTTTGGCGGCAGAACGGCTGGAACGTGCGCGGATAGGCTTCGTAGCCCTGGCGCAGGGTCTTGTTTGCGACGTTCGCGAGGATGGCCGGGAAGTCCGAAGTGGATTCGCCGCCGCCCTCGAAGAATTCCACACTCCGCGACGGCGCGCGGAGAGCCACTTCGGCGATCCGCGTGTTGTCCCAGCCGCGCGGGTCAACTCCGCGAAGCTGCAGATACTCCTTGGCCATGTCGATGAGCTTGAAGTTGCGGTACTCCCCCGCCATCTCCTCTGCTTCGGCCTGCTGCTTGTCGCCGCAGCCGGAGAGGAACTGGTTGCTCATCGGATGCCGATGGAGGAAGAACCGGCTGTCGACCCGCAGCAACATCGACATCTGCATGCAGCCGAGGCGCTTCTCCAGTGCGTCGGCACCTCCGCTCCCGGCTCCCGAGTTCTGGATCTTGATGGTCGTGCCGGTGGTGGTCTTGTTGCCCTTCGCCTCCATCGCGGCGAAGAGCTCCTTGCGCGCCTGATCGACCGAAAGCCCCTCCTTGATGAATTTGCTCACGATCGTGGGGCCGTCGATTCCATATGGTTGGACGGTGGCGCCCAGCGCAGTAATCTCGCTGACCCGCAACCGCTCGGCCTGGACCGCCTCTTCCCGCGCGGCGGCCAAAGCCTGTTCGTTCGCTACACGGGCCTCGCCCGTTCCCTGCTGCTGAGTTTCAGGCATTGCCTGTTTCTCCTTTCGCGGGCTGATTGCCCGAATTGCATCGATCACGCCGGCATCCGGCGCGCCGAAAACTGCGATCTCGCCGTTGGGTTCCGCGGCCAAGAAGCACGTGTTGAAGTCCGCCGGCACGGGGCACGGCGAGATCTCGAAGGGTTCCCAATCGGTCGCTTTGAACATCCCGACCTCCTGGTTGTTCAAATACGGCGGCTTGCCCTCCGGCATGCCTTCCTGTTGCATGTCGGTTTTCTCCCGCTTGTAAATGAAAGTCCCGAAGCTCAGGTTCTGGACAATGCCGGTGCTGGCTTTGCGGAACATCTCCGCGCCGTCCGGATCGCCGAGGTCGAACTTGAGCGTGGCCATGCCCTTGTCGCCGTTGGGCCACGCGCGCTGCACGACACCGAGTTGGGCGCGCGTGCCGACTTTGCCGGCGATGAGCGATTTGAAATCGTCGCCGCTGAAGTGCGTGTCGAAGACGGGCGCACCGTTATTCAACCGGTCAAGGCGCGCGCCTGCCATGTCCAGCTTGAGCATGTAGGGCTCGCCGGTCGACCGGTCGACGCGCGGTACGAAGGCCCCGCTGTACCAGACGACGTCGACAGTCCCGTCCTTCACATTCGAAGTGGAGGGAAGCACCTGCGCATCGGCGAATACCTCGGCCTGCCGGTCAGTCGCGGCCGTGGTCGCGGTCTTTGGTGCGGCTGCGGTGGCTGCCTTCTCGGGCGCCGCTCGGTGCGCTTCGGGTGCGGCGCTTGTTCCGGACGTTGCCGGAATCACATCGACCGAGTCTTCCTGCTGAACCGTTACCGTCATCGTAGTCCCGGTGCTCGCGGCAGTGGCCTCTTGCAGATCGGTAATTACATCCGGGTTGCCCTTCATTGACTTGTCTCCTTTTGCTTCTGCGATCTAACCCCGGTAAAGCCGGGTCGTGGATTGCCAACCGGTCGTTTCGCGTTTGATGCCCGCGACCAGAAGCTCCTTCACCATCGCGAGGTCCTCTTCGGAGAGCTCGCACTTTCCGAGGCCCTGACTGCCGGAACCGCTGCCGGAGGGCTTGCTGGTAGGCGTGCGCTCCTCGGTGTTCGCCGGTTGCTCCTGGCCGCGCAGAGTAACGTTCCGGGGATCGACGTCCAGGATAATCTCGTATTTATCGACCAGCTTGTTGAACAGCGCGATCTGCGAGAGCTGCGTCGTCGGATCGTACCCGTTCTCCAGGACCGCTTCAAACCACGTCTTGCGGCCCATTCGCACATCCTTGAGCACCGACTCGGCGTCCTTCACTGGGTCGACTGACTCGAAGCGCGGCGCGGTCCACTGCACCTGCTTGAGATTGAGCTTCGGGTCGTTCACCGCCGCCATCGGGATCTTGCCCTGCAAGATGAGGATGTCGATGAACCGGCGCCACACCGGCATGCAGAAGAGTGGCAGCAGAGTCAGCCACCGGTAATTCTCCACCGTGTTCCGGAAGCCCAGCATGCCGCCACGCCAGGACGAATAGTTCACCTGCGACATATCGCCCGTGCCGAGCTCGTAGGGCAGGCCGATACCGGCCATGATCCCCTGCAGTTCGGTCATCTTGTACTCGCGGTAGCCGCCGGCGGGAGGCGGGTTGTTGAACTTCACATCCTGCCCAGGCTTCAAATACTCGACCATCCCCGGTTGGAAAGTCTCGACACCCGTAGTGCTCAACGGATCGCTTCCGGCGATGCCCACTGGATCGCCGTCGACCCCTTCCGGCTGCGTCACGAACGCGGCGACGCAGGCCTCGATCTTCTTCCGGACGCGCTCCGCGTCGCAGTAGTCGTCGAGATCCCGGATCGCCATCATCACTGGCGCGAGCCACGGCACGCCGCGGACCTGGCCGGGCCGAAGCACGCGGTAGACGTGCATGATCTGATCGGCTGGCACCGGCTGAGAAATAATGCCACCGCGCGGGTTCAGGATCAGCACGCCGCCCGGATGGTAGCTGAACAGCCAGTACGCCACGCGGTGGCCGTCCTCGTCGAACTGCACGCCCTCCATCACGTGGCCATTGACCAAGCCCATCGTCCGCGACTGGTCCAGAAAATCCGATTCGAGCATTTGAATCTGCATCGGAATGCGAAGTCCCGAATCCACGAGGCGCGGCCGGAACCGCGCGACAGCTTCACCGCTCTCCCCCATCGTGCGGACCGTGAGCGTCTGCATGCCGTAAAAATCGAGACGCTGCGGTTCGTCGCACTGCTCGTTGAAGTACGGCCATTCGCCGTCGATGATGGCGTCGATGGCGGCGGCGCCGGTCTTGGCCTTCGGTACGATGCCAGTCCCCACCACGTTGCCGGCCAACTGCTCCAGTGCGTTAGCCGCATATGGGTTATTCCGAACGAGCTCTCGGCTGCGGTTGCGCAGCCAGATGAGTGCGCCCATCAACTCGACGTTGGCGTCGCTCGATGCGGCGTACCATCCGTACGCGCGGCGTCCCGCGGTCGCGCCGTCGTAAGCGAAACGCTGAGCGTGACGTCGGCGATAGCCGTCTACTAGATCGCCTACCACCCGCTGAATGGCGTAGCGGCCGGACGACGACGATTGTGCGCCCCAGTCCCGGCGCAGCAGCGGGATCGGACGTCTTACCGCGATCTCAGTAGTCATCGAATCGCTTTAGCTTGAAACCCGGTTCGAGGATCATAAAGTCCAGGCCGTACTTCTCTCGGATCTCGTTAAGCATGGCCTGGAGGTTGTTGTATGTGTCCGGCGATACCGCGAAGTCCGTCTCCACCACATACAGATTCGAGGTCGGCAGCTTCGACTTCGACCGGGGCGCCTTCGCCAGGGTCATGAAGCTCTGCGGCCCGCTGTCACGCCACCGCGGGCGCACGAGCTGGAATATCCGGTCGAGGACGGCCGTCACCGCTCCCGCCTTTCGAACGTTTCAGCCGCCGGCCGATCCGTCGATGCAAGACGCAAGTCCCGCGCCATGGCAGCGAGCGCCGTATCGCTGAAGACCGCGTAGCGCGCCCCCTCTGGCCGGTCCGTTTCCGCGCCCTGCCGCGGCGCGCGCTCGTGCACGTCCGCAATTTCAGGAATGCTCATCCCTATTTCACCTTTTCCGCGATAATGGCCGCGAAGATCGTGACCGTGGCGCCCCAAAGCAGGCCCACCACCGCAAGCGCGCCCGTCAACCATGACCGCCAGCGCTCCAGCTTCGCGATGCTCTCGCCATGCGCTGCACACCGGCCAGGCTGACCGTTGCCAAGTAGTGTTGTGCAGACGCCTTCGACGGTGGTCCGGAGCGATGCGACCTCCACGGCAAGGTTCTCCACCGTTCCGCGCAGCTCTCTGACGTCGGCTGCCAATATCTCGCAATGTTCGCAGTGTGCTGCCATTTCGATCACCACCGGTCGGATAGCGTTGGTCCGCTCCGACCGTCGCCACGCTTGTGCTGCGCCAGCCGCACGCG